TAGACTGGGAGCTTTCAACAGAGTCTCTAGAAGACAACATTGAAGGTCCAGATCTAGAAGATCACATTGCTCGCATGATGGCAACACAAGCAGGTAATGACATTGAAGATGTTCTTCTTAACGGAAATACAGCTCTTACATCAGATGCACTTTATAAGTCATTCGATGGCGCAGTTAAGTTGGCTAAGGCTAACGGACACGTTGTAGATGCAGGTGGAGCAGTAGTTTCACGAGCACTATTTAACTCAGCACTAAAGGCTCTTCCACGTAAGTATAAGCAACGTAGAACAGATCTACGTTTCTTGGTTGGATCAAACTTGATCCAAGACTTCCTATATGCTAACAGCATCGGAACAAACCAAACAATCCCACAGGATATTGCTTCAAGCATCATCCGTGGAGATGTTCAGCCACTAGGTGGCCCTGCAGGATATGTAGCTCCATACGCATTTGGTATTCCAATCGTTGAAGTTCCACTTCTTCCAGAGACACAGACAGGTGATTACTCAGGACCTTCAGGTTCACATGGTGACATCCACTTGACATTCCCAAATAACGTAGTTATTGGTGTTAAGCGTGACGTAACTGTTTATCGCTTCTTCTGGCCACGTAAGGACTCAATCGAATATACAATGTATACTCGTGTTGGCGTCCAGATTGAACAAGCTGACGCTTGGGTAGTCGTAAAGAACGTTAAGGTCGCATCATAATTTAATTATTGCGAACCCGCAAAAGAAAGGCCCCCAATTAATTTTGGGGGCTTTTCATTTTAATTTACTAATGCTATAATTAAATGACCTAGAAAAAGGAGAAATGTATGTCATTTGACACACTAAAAGTTGCAGAACTAAAAAAGATTGCAGAAGATTTCGCAGTCGATACAAGTGGTTTAAAGAACAAGGCTGATGTTATTGCGGCACTAACAGAAGAAGGCGTAAGCTGGTCTGTATACCAACAGACAATTAAGAAGCTTGAAGAAGAGGCGGAAGAAATTTCCGAGGAAGTTTTACCTAAGTTTGACCCTAAGAAAGATCAGCCAGAAGACACTGTGCTTGTTCGAATGACTAGAGCTAATTTTAGATATGATATCCTAGGATTTACATTCACAAAAGAACACCCGTTTATTGCCATGCATAAAGACAAGGCACAGGGAATCTTTGACAAGGAGGGTGGTTTTAGATTGGCAACTCCAAAGGAAGTCCAGGAGTTTTACGGCTAAAACCTACTAAATGGCAGAAGTATATACATACAGTAATGATCTAGTTTCAACAAAAATATTTTGGCAAAATGATATTGTATCTGCCGATGCTAACGTCTTGGTAGATTTTTATGAGGTAACTAAATCTTTAGATCCTTATAGCTCTCTATCATCAGCGGTATCGGAAACATTGATATCTAGTAATTCTACAGCAATTAGATCGGAAACTGATAATGGAACATATTCTGTTGAAATTCCAAGATCAATAACTGCTACAAATAAGAAGTTAAAGTTGGTGTGGAAGTATTCTATTAATGGAGTAAACACATCCCACTCAACATTTTGCGATGTTGTTACGCCTTATTGCAGCTTTGCTGAAGCAATAGAAGATTTAAATTTTGGAACAGATGCTTCTGATCCAGAGTATAAGACTTATCATCAGCTTAGAATGGCAGAGAAGTATGCAAGAAAACTAATTGAAAATTATTGTGGTCAAGATTTCTATTTGTATGATGATGTTTATATTGGGTATGGGTCGGGAACTAATTTGCTGCCTCTACCATATAAGGTAAACAGAATATATGAAATATACGTTAATGATATTCTATTGATTGATAATACCGTTACTCCAGTAGTTAATAACTGGAACTACATTCCAATTATTACCGAAGGTGGATTTGGTTTAAGAGTTAATGAGACAAGTCATTTAGATAATACAGTTTATATTGCTAATGGAATGATTCCTCCAACTGTCAATGATATTTCATATGGTGGAGCATTTAAGAATAATCAAAGATACAGAGTGTCTGCACAATTTGGTTGGGCAGAAGTTCCTGACAATGTTGAGCAGGCTTGCATCCAGCTAATGGGACATTTCTTTGATAAGGATAGAGCCTGGAAAGATCAGTATGTAAAGTCAGTCTCCACATTTGATTGGAAGTTTGATTATAATTCAGATGTTCATACTGGAACTGGATGCTCTTATGCTGACCAGCTATTGTCACCATATGTAATAAATAATATGGTTGTGATTTAAAAATGTATGGTCTTGTAGAATCAATTATGTCTATGAAGATGGATATATATAGACAAAGCGAAGCTCAAGATCCAGATACTGGAGCAATTAAAAGAGAGTGGTCTTATTATAAGACTATTAATTGCCATGTTAAAGGAGTTATCAGCAACTCTGCAACAACAAGATCAAGCGACAGACAAATATTTAATAATAAATATACAAATGAACAATTGATTCAGGTTAGAACTACTGAAAAATTAACTGGTAGAGAAAAAGCTACTAATATAAAGGACTCCGCAGGTCAAGTTATTTGGACAGAATTAGATTACCCAACAGAAACTCCAACCGTGTTTGAGGTTATCGGATCAACTCCAATAATGGATGCCTTTGGTAGAGTTATTGGCTATAGCTCAAATATGAAAAGGTCGGAGAATCAGATAATTGGACTCTAGCGTATTATTAGTTCAGGCAGCAAGCGGACTAGAAAAGTTAATGGTTGGCTCAAGAGGCAGTGTTATTAAAGATAGCACAGTTGCTCAGATATCTGCATTTGTATATTATGAGGCACAGGTTATTGCCAAACTTACAACTAATAAACAATTTCAAAACAAGTTTAAGACAGTTATCTTTAATCAGATAGAGAGAGACTTTGGAGATTATATTGATGCTCAGTCAAGAGTTAAACCAAAGCAACTACACCATGTTTATGAGTGGGACAAAATTGGAACTAAAGAAGCAAGACTATTTAAACTAAATAAGATTGATACCGCAGGACTATCATTTAAGGTTAATTATGAATTTAAACCATCTAAGAGTTTCGCTAGGGGCAATGAAAATTCAAAGCGCAGACATGTGTTTGTAGAAAAGGCATCTGTAATGGAATCTGGAATGCCCCTCACAATCTCTCCAAGGGCCGCAGAGCGCCTTGTATTCGAGGCTAATGGTTATACTGTCTTTATGCCTAAAGGGGCCTCAGTGTTCGTTAAGAAGCCTGGAGGAGTAGCAGTAAAGAATTCCTTCCAAGCAGCACATAAAGTATTCTTTACTGGTAATTTAGTTAATCAATCAATTAAGAAGTCTGGATTCCAACAATTGTTTAATAGCTCAATGACTAAAGCATTAAGAGTTCCTTCAGATATAAAGAAAGTTAAATATTCATTTTCTGCTAATACAATTGCGGCACAGGCAGACAATGCTCTTACACAATCATTCGGGGGTGCATTTTAATGGTAGATTATAAACTAGATGCTATGCTAGAGCTTCGTAAATTCTTATGGACAAAACTATTAGCAAATAACATATTTGACGCTGAGGAATACTATAGCGATAATCTACAGGAAACAATTAATGCTATTCTTCCAGTCCAACAGGCATCAGAAATGAATCAGTTCTTTAGCGGAAAGAAGCATATAATCTATGACAAGATTGGTGCGGGATACGAAGATTTATGGGCTATCTGTAATGAGCAGATCTTGTTTACAATATATGCCACAGATGTATCTGAAATTAATGAGATTAGAACCTATTTAATTGATGAGTTTAGACGTATGGATGAATCTGCTAGAGATATAAACCGTTGGAGCGGAGTATCAAATAAATTTAAATTTTACAGTATATATATATCTGACCTATCTCCTACTTCCCCTTCTGAGGAACTCAAAGGCTTCTTTTCAGCCGATGTAGTCCTTGAGATGAAGTATTCTAGACATACAGACACACAGGGAAGATATATCTAATCGCTTGCTTTTTTACCTCAAGTCCCGTATTATTGGATTTAGAGGAAAGGGCCTAGCCAGCCAAAGATTTAAAATATATTAATTTTTTTGAAAAACAGGAGGTAATACAACATGGCATATAACTCAGCCAAAAATATTCTCGTTGGAGCATCACCACTTTACATTTCGGATTCAGATTCGACTGTAACAGGTTATGTAGAAAACACCGAGCCAGGAGTTCCTAGAACAGCAACTGGATCATCAGGTGCCAACAAAGACGGAGTTCCAGCATATAGCTCATCTGCGTCATACCGCACAACTCTAGATGCTGCACAATCAACAGCAGGAAACGCTTACCGTAACGTAGGTTACACAAACAATGGTCTTCAGATCACTTACAACCCAACATACGATTCAGTAACTGTAGATCAGTTGCTTGATACAGCTAAGCTGTTCAAGTCTGCAATGGAAGTTATGATCGCAACAGAAATGGCCGAAGGAACACTAGAAAACGTTCTAGTAGTTTTCGGACAAGGAAAGTCAACTCTTACAAATTCAGGAGCTACTCTTGGACTTGAAGCAGGTTCTCTTGGTGTTCAGCCAACAGAGCGTCAGCTAGTAGCAATTGGTCAAGCACCAACAGTTACTTCTGCAACAACAGAGCGTATTTACTATGCACGTCGTGTATTGTCTGTTCAACAGTCACAATTCTCACTTGCACGTAATACACCAACAACATTCCCAGTAACATTCCGTCTGCTTCCAGACGCTGCTTACTCAGGATCAGAATACGGTAAGATTATTGACCGTAGCTGGACTCCAGCATAATTAATTTTAATTAATTACAGAGGCCCCTGAGAAATCAGGGGTTTTCTGCTTGTATTAATAATACCTATTTGTTATAATGATTTAGACTAGATCCTAGGAGGATTAAATTGGCAACTACAGTATACGACGTAGAAAAGATTACGTTACAGAATGGTGATGAGGCTCTTCTCAAGCCACTATCAATTAAGCAACTCCGCAAATTTATGGCGGCAATCTCTCAGACTGAGGGAATTGAAACAGAAGAAGATACATTAAACTTACTTATCGATGCTTGTGCAGTAGCACTAGAAAAGCAGCTACCAGAATTGGCAGCAGATAGAGATGCATTAGAAGATGCTCTCGACGTTCCCACAATCAATCGCATCCTTGAAGTATGTGGTGGGATTAAGATGGATGACCCAAACCTTCTAGCGGCGACGGTTCTGGCTGGTCAGAACTAGATCTTGCCGCTTTACTAGGAGAAGTTTTTCTTTTAGGTAGCTGGAAAAGCTACGATGAACTAGAAGAAAACATCTCAATGCCAGAACTTATTCAGACTTTAAAAGCAATTAAGAAGTCTCAAGAAGAAGAAAGAAAATTCTTAGCCGCATTACAAGGTAAAAACTTGGATGAGGATGAAGAAAAAACAGAAGGTCCATCCTTTGACGATATTCAAAGAAGGGTTCTTGGAATAGAAACGAATAAAGATGATATCGTGTCTCTACAAGGAGCTTTTGCAGCGCAAGCTGGCTTTGGAATCGGCGCAGGCTTAGGATACTCTAAGGAGTAGTATACACATAAATGGCTGATGAACAGATAGTCACCAATATAGTCGCTAATGCCGACTTTTCAAATCTTATTGCAGATGTGCATAGGGTTACAAACAGTCTATCTCAACTTCAGGAAAAAATAGGTTCAACGAAT